GTGGCGGACATGGTATTTTCCCCGAAACAGCGCAGGGTACTCACCTGGTGGCGGCCCGGCTCCCCGGACCGGGGGAAGCAGGCCATCATCTGCGACGGGGCGGTGCGCAGCGGCAAGACCCTGTGTACCGGCCTGTCCTTCTTCTGCTGGGCCATGAGCTCCTTCCGGGATCGGAACTTCGCCCTGTGCGGCAAGACCATCGTGTCCGTGCGGCGCAACCTGCTGGAGGAGCTGCTCCCCCTGCTGGAGCGCATGGGCTTCCGCTGTGAACAGAAGGTGTCCCGCAACATTCTGAAGGTCCGTCTTGGCGGACGCACCAACACCTTCTATCTGTTCGGCGGCAAGGACGAGGGGTCCGCCGCCCACATTCAGGGCATCACGCTGGCAGGAGCGCTGCTGGACGAGGTGGCGCTCATGCCCCGCTCCTTTGTGGAGCAGGCGGTAGCCCGCTGCTCGGTGACGGGGAGCAAGCTCTGGTTTTCCTGTAACCCCGAGTCGCCGGGGCACTGGTTCTATCGGGAGTGGATCCTGAAGGCGGAGGAGAAACGAGCGCTGCGCATCCCCTTTGCCATGACGGACAACCCCGGGCTGTCCGACGAGGTGCTGGAGCGGTACAGAACCATGTTCGAGGGTACCTTCTACCGCCGCTTCGTGCTGGGGGAGTGGGTGGCCGCAGAGGGTCTGGTATACGACTTTTTCAACGAGGACTACGTGAGTCAGCCCCCGGAGGGGGAGGCGGAGGAGTGGTATATCTCCTGCGACTACGGCACGCTGAATCCCACCTCTATGGGACTGTGGGGCAGGTGGAAGGACAGGTGGTACCGGGTGGCCGAATACTACTACGACGCCCGGGAGGAGCACCGCCAGAAGACCGACGAGGAGTATGCCGATGCGCTGGCGGAGCTGGCGGGAGGCCGGCAGATCACTGCGGTGGTGGCCGATCCCTCGGCGGCCAGCTTCATCGAGACCCTGCGCCGCCGGGGCTGGCGGGTGAAGAAGGCGGACAATCAGGTGCTGTCCGGCATACGGCTCACCGCCCACCTGCTGAAGGAACGCAGGCTGGTCATCTGCGCCGGCTGCGCCGACGCCATCCGTGAGTTCGGTCTGTACCGCTGGGAGGAGCATACCGACGGACAGGATCGGGTGCGAAAAGAACACGACCACGCCATGGACGAGATCCGCTACTTTGCCGCCACCATCGTGGGGCGGGAGGGGGAGAAAAGCGGATTTTTCGCCGGGAGCGTGGAGCGCAGAGCGTTCTGACGATCCATGGCGGGTCGTGTTCTTTGGGGCCCCATCGCAGATGGGGCGGCGCGGTAAGCGCCGAAAATTCGGAGCGAAGCGGAGAATTTTCGCAGGGCGAATTCATTTCGCCCGAGAATGAAAAGACTCGGGGTCTCCGTCCGGCGGGAGCCGGATAGGGAGAGACACGACCACGCCATGGACGAGATCCGCTACTTTGCCGCCACCATCGTGGGGCGGGAGGGGGAGAAAAGCGGAGTTTTCGCCGGAAGCGTGGAGCGCAGAGCGTTCTGACAATCCATGGCGGGTCGTGTTCTTTGGGGCCCCATCGCAGATGGGGCGGCGCGGTAAGCGCCGCAAATTCGGAGCGAAGCGGAGAATTTTCGCAGGGCGAATTCATTTCGCCCGAGAATGAAAAGACTCGGGGTCCCCGTCCGGCGGGAGCCGGATGGGGAGAGACACGACCACGCTATGGACGAGATCCGCTACTTTGCCGCCACCATTGTGGGGCGGGAGGGGGAGAAAAGCGGATTTTTTGCCGGAAGCGTGGAGCGCAGAGCGTTCTGACAGGCAAAACGCCCATGAAAGAAACAGGAGGAAGGAAGAATGAAATGGTTTGATCGACGAGCAAAGCCCAGCCCTCCCGCCGCACCTGTGGTGCAGGTGAGGCAGGGGAGCGGACATCCCTTCGGGGTGCTGGAGCAGTACACGCCCCTCCAGCCCGGAGAGGCGGATCTGTACCGCGCCATCCGGGAGGGTGTTCCCATTGTGGACGCAGCCATCTGGAAGCTGGTGCGCCTGTGCGGCGGCGTAAGCGTGCGCTGCCGTGACATGAGGGCACAGCAGGAGCTGGAGCGCTTCTGGAAAACGGTGGACACCGGATGGGGACAGCGGGGCGTACAGGCCTTTCTGGACCGCTATCTGGACGACATGCTCACCTGCGGTCACGGTCTGGGAGAGATCGTCCTGACCCGTGACGGACGGGACATCGCCGCTCTGCTGTGTGCCGATGCCCGTCAGGTGGAGGTGAAGGTGGGGGAGAGCCCCATGGACTTCCGCCTGTGCAGACGGGAAACGGGCGGGGTGAAGGAACTGCCCTGGCAGGAGCTGCTGCTGTTCACCCCCTTCCAGCCCACGGGGGACTCCCCCTACGGGGTGTCCATGCTGCGCTCCATGCCCTTTCTCACCGGCGTGCTGCTGAAGATCTTTCAGGCCACCGGTCAGAACTGGGAGCGGGCGGGCAGCCTGCGCTTTGCGGTGGTATGCAAGCCTGAGGAGGGGGAAGGTGCCTTCGCCCGGGAGCGGTGCAGCCAGATCGCACAGGAGTGGAGCGCCGCTATGCAGGCGGGACGGGACGGCTCGGTGCGGGACTTTGTGGCGGTGGGCGACGTGGACATCAAGGTCATCGGTGCAGACAGCCCCGTTCTGGACAGTCAGGTGCCGGTACGTCAGATCCTGGAGCAGCTGGTGGCACGGACGGGCATCCCTCCCTTCATGCTGGGCCTGTCCTGGTCATCCACCGAGCGGATGAGCACCCAGCAGGCCGACGTGCTCACCAGCGAGATCACCGCCATCCGCAGAGGTCTGGAGCCTGCCCTCAGCCGCGTAGCTGAGCTGTGGCTGCGGCTCCACGGCTATGACGACAGGGTGGAGATCCTCTGGGAGGACATCAACCTGCAGGACATGGTGGAGGAGGCCCGTGCGCAGCTGTACCGCGCGCAGGCACAAAGCTTGAAGGAGGAGACACAATGAAGATCGTCAAGGGATCTCAAAGAGGGCAGGCCGCTGCCGTGACGGCGGAGGATCTGGCCCTCATCAACGCACTGGCCCGAAGGGAGCTGACGGCGGAGGAGGTATACACCTTTTCCGTGCGCCTTTGCGACAACGAGGTGGATCGGGACGGGGAGCGCTTCGCCCCCGCCACGCTGGAGGAGCTGGCCCCCTTGTTCGTGGGCAAAAGCGGCCTGTTCGACCACCAGTGGTCGGCCAGAGACCAGAGCGCCCGCATCTATAAAACCGAACTGGTGCACGAACCTGGCAGCATCACCTGCGCAGGGGATGGGCTGTGCTGGCTGAAGGGCTATGCCTATATGCTGCGCAGTGAGCACACCGAAGAGCTGATCGGTGAGATCGAGGCGGGCATCAAAAAAGAGGTCAGCGTGGGCTGCAGCGTGGCGCGCAGGGTGTGCTCCGTCTGCGGCGCCGACCGGAACGAGGAACCCTGCATCCACACCAGGGGAGAGTGGTATGACGGCAGGCTGTGCTATGACAGTCTGGAGGGGGCGCTGGACGCCTATGAGTTTTCCTTCGTGGCCGTCCCTGCCCAGCCCGCCGCAGGTGTGGTGAAGGGTCTGGGCGGCTGCACCGATCTGAAGACGCTGGCGGAACGGATCCCCGGCTGTGCCGGTGCGCTGAAGAAGCTGGAGGAGGAGGCCGCTCTGGGCCGCGTGTACCGAAAGATGCTGGAGGATGAGGTGGTGAGGCTGGGCCTTCTGTCCGGACTGGAGATGGAGGCCGACGACCTGCGTGCCATGGCAAAAGGATTGGAACCTGCCCGACTGGAGCAGATGAAACAGGCCTACGGCAGACAGGCGGAAAAACGCTACCCCCTGAAGCCCCAGCTGGAGTACCGACCCCGGGCGCAGGAAAACCGTCAGCGGGACGGGGCATTCCTCATCTGAGGCGGCGGATTCCGTAAACAAACACTTTTGAGGAGGACGAAAAAATGAGCAAGATTTCCTTTGAAGACATCGGCGCCGTGGTGGCCACCTGTCAGGTGGGCGCCAACGTCGCCGGCGGCAGTGTGGTCAAGCTGACCGGCAACGCCACCGTTGGCCCCTGCACCACCGGCGACAGCTTCTGCGGTGTGATCATGAAGCCCCGCGACGGCATTGCCGCCGTGCAGTTCAAGGGCTTTATGACCGTGAGCTACACCGGCAGTCTGACCCCCGGCTGGGCCACCCTGTCCGCCGACGGCACCGGCGGTGTGAAGCCTGACACCGAGGGCGTGGCGGCGATGGTCATCGGCGTCAACAGCGACGACGAGACCGCCGTCATCTGTCTGTGATGAAAAGGGAGGAGAGAGACTATGGCTTACCGTTTTGACAATCTGAAGCTGGACAAGGGCATGTACCGCCAGTCCGGCAGCACCTTCACTCAGGTGCTGGAGTCCATGGACCCCAGCGAGCAGTACAAGGGCACCTCTATGGAGGGTCTGGACGCCTATCAGCGTCAGCTGAAGCGCTTTGACATCAAGGTCAAGGGCGCCGGCAGCGACTGCGTGGAGAAGTTCTTCCGCACCGCCGACTCCGCCGTGCTGTTCCCCGAGTACATCTCCCGCTGTGTCCGTCAGGGTATGGAGCAGGGCGACATCCTGCCCCACATCACCGCCGCCGTCACCCGTGTTGATGGCATGGACTACCGCTCCATCACCGCCGAGTCCGGCGGCGACGACAAGCAGCTGCGTCTGGTGGACGAGGGCGCGGCCATCCCCAGCACCACCATCAAGGTGCAGAGCAATCTGGTTCAGCTGCACAAGCGCGGCCGCATGCTGGTGGCCTCCTATGAGGCGGTGCGCTACCAGAAGCTGGACCTGTTCTCCGTCACCCTGCGCCAGATCGGCGCCAACATTGCCCGCGCCTATCTGGAGGATGCGGTGGATGTGCTCATCAACGGCGACGGCAACAGCAACGCCGCGGCAAAGGACTATGTGGCCGCTTCCGGCACCCTGACCTATGACGATCTGCTGAAGTTCTGGTCCAAGTTCGACCCCTATGAGATGAACACCCTGCTGGTCTCCGGCGATGTGATGCTCAAGCTGCTCAAACTGCCTGAGTTCCAGAACCCCCTCACCGGCCTGAATTTCCAGGGCACCGGCAAGCTGACCACCCCTCTGGGTGCCACCCTGCTGCGCTGTTCCGCCCTGCCTGAGGGCACCATCATCGGTCTGGACAAGGGCTTTGCGCTGGAAATGGTGGAGGGCAGCGGCGTGAGCGTAGAGTACGACAAGCTCATCGACCGCCAGCTGGAGCGCGCCGCCATCACCACCATCGGCGGCTTTGCCAAGGTCTTCAAGGACGCCAGCCGCGTGCTGAAGGTCTGATAAACAAAGAGTGGACGGCCCGCTCATGCGGGCCGTCCTCCGGCTCAGGAGGGATCAAATGATGGAAGAAATTTTGACTCTGTGCATGGCCATGGGCGCATCCGGGGAGCAGGAGGGGCTGCTGCGCCCCCTGATCGAAGGGGTGAGCGCCGCGCTGGAGCAGGAACTGAAGACGGGCCTCACCCCGCAGGACTGCGCAGGGGCCTTTGCGGCGGCGGCCGCCATGCTGACCATGGATGCGCTGGACAGCGCAGAGGGTGCAGTGGACTCCTTTACCGCAGGTGAGGTGTCCATCCGTACGGCCGCGCCCTCCTCGGGCGGCTCACGTTCTGCCGCCGCCCGCCGTCTGCTGGCGCCCTGGCTGAAGGAGCGGGGGTTTGCCTTTCGGGGGGTGTCGGGATGATGGATCGGGAGTGGAGCGCCATTCTGCGCCGATACGGACAGCCCGTCACCGTCTATGAAGGGGAGCAGGCAGGGGTGTCCCTGCGTGCCTTCCTCCAGCCGGTGCTGGAGCGGGGGAAGGAACAGGAAGTCCCCACACCGCTGGGTCTGCGCCGTGAGGACCGGTATTTGTATCTCGGTCCCCGTGATGTGACCCTCACTGCCGGCACCAGCCGTGTGGAGTGGAAGGGGCAGAGGTTTGAGGTCCAGTCCGCCCGCCCTGTGGGCGGCGGACAGGCCCACCACTGGTGGGCCGTCCTGCGGCCCTGTGACAAGGAGGGCGCATGAAGAACGGATTGGAGCGCATCCGTGAACGGATGACGGACTACCTCGCCGCGCAGGGGGTAAATGCCGTGACTGCATGGCCCGCGCAGGAGCGTCTGCGTCGGGAGGAGCCGGTGGTGGCAGTTTCTCTGCGGGGCTGTGAGGCCGGCTCCGCAGGCTTTCAGGACTATCTGGGGGAGCGGTATGACGAGGAGAGCGGCCTGTGGGAGGAACTCTACGGGCGCAGGGTCACCCTGACCTTCGGTCTGGATCTCTATGCAGACAGGGACTGCCCGGGGGAGCGGATGCAGGCCGCCTTTGATGCGGCGGCAGCCGCCCTCACCGCAGGCTGCCCCGAGGGGCTGAGCCTGCGGGAGTTTTCCTGCGGAGAGACGGAATACGACAGGGACAGCCGCCTGCACAGACGGTCGGCACAGGCGGTATGCACCGCATACCTCTATGCCGTGTCCCGGGACGGAGACACGTTCCTTGATTTTGAATTGCGAGGTGGATTGAAGCAATGAGCGTAACGGTACATCAGCGTCCGGGGGTCTATTCCTCCTATGACGCATCCTCTGTCATCAGCGGCAGAGGGACAGGCAAGCTGGTGGGCATCGCTGCCGCAAACACGTTGGGTCAGGCAGGCACGGTGTACACCATCACAAGTTACGACAGGGCGGTGGAGACCTTCGGCTCCGGCGGGAGCGAGGACATGGCGGAGCTGATCCGTCTGGCCCTGAAAAACGGCGCCTCCGCCGTGGCTGCCGTCCCTGTGGCGGACGAGGGCGGCTATGAGGACGCCTTTGAGGCGCTGGAAGGGGTGGAGGGCATCTCGGTAGTGGTGTGCGGCAGCACCAACATCGCCGTACAGCAGAAGCTGAAGGAGAGCGTGAGCCGTGCCTCCTCCATGCGCATGGAGCGCATCGCCGTGGCGGCAGGTGCGGCGGAGGAAACGGTGGAACAGCTCATCACCCGCGCCAAGACCCTGAACAGCGAGCGCATGGTGCTGACGGCTCCCGGCGCTGTGGACGGAAGGGGCGAACCCCTGTCCGGCCTGACGGTGGCGGCGGCTGTGGCCGGTGTGCTGGCCGGCGAGAGCGACCCTGCCGTTCCTCTGGGCGGCGCCCTGCTGTCCGGCCTGAACGGTGCGGCACAGCGGTATACGGAAAATGAGCTGGATCTGCTCATCCTCGGGGGCGTGACCCCTGTGGAGAATGTAGGCGGCAGTGTGAGCGTGGTGCGGGGCGTGACCACCCGCACCACCACCGGCGGGGCGGAGGACGGCACATGGAGAGACCTGTCGGTGATCCGTGTGGTGGACGATGTGATCCCCGGCCTGCGCGCCGCTCTGCGCGCCAAGTTCCGCCGCGCCAAGAACACCCAGCGCAGCCGGGGCGCCATCCGCGCTCAGGTGGTGCTGGAGCTGGAGCACAAGCTGGCCCGTGAGATCATCACCGGCTATGAGAATGTGGCGGTGACCGCAGACCCCGAGGACCCCACCCGCTGTCTGGTGGATTTCTCCTTCACGGTGGCCCACGGACTGAATCAGATCTGGCTGACCGCTCATATCGCAGTTTAAGGAGGGTAGTACATGAGTATCGCAGGATTTCCCACCAGCAGCGACATCTATCTGGAGGTAGACGGCACCCGTGTGGCCGTGGTGCAGAGCTACACCGCCAAGGCCACCAAGACCAGCTCCGCCATTGAGGCTTTCGGCGAGGCGGAGCCTGTGGCCACCGTCCCCGGTCAGGAGCGTCACGTGGTGGAGCTGACCCGCCTGTATGCCACCGACGAGGCCATTCGGGACGGCATCGACTTTTACAAGCTGACCAACTTTTCTCTGGTCATCTGCAAGCCTGATCGGAAGATCATCTACTCCGATTGCCAGTGGAGCGCCATTCAGGAGACGGGCAAGCTGGGAGAGATGGTGCTGGAGAAGGTGACGCTGGTGGCCTCCCGCCGCATTGAGACGGGGGTGTAAGCCATGGAAGGGTCTATTCTGGCCCGTGAGGACCGCATTTCTCTGGGCAACGGCATGGATCTGCGTCTGTTGTCTGCTCTGGAGGTGCTGCAGGCCCGTCGGGAGGCGGCGGAGCTGGCACAGGAGGAGCGGGAGAAGGCTCTGTGCTCCAACGCCTGCCTGCTGGCCCGGGCGCTGGAGCACAGCGAGGGCCATGAAGCCGTGTTTGCCGACGGACGGGCGGTGCTGGCCGGTCTGACGGTGGAGGAGATCGGGGCGCTGGCCGCCCGATGGGGAGAACTGCGCCGCAGCAGCAACCCCGGTCTGGATCTGACGGCGGAAGGGCTGGAGAACGTAAAAAAAAACTCCGTTCCGACCCTGCGGAACGGCTGAGGTGGAAGGTGCTGAAGGCATTTCACGCTCTGCCCACCGAGGGACGGGCGAGGGAGATGAAGGATCGGGACTATCTCTGGTGTCTGGTCCAGCAGATGCTGGATCGGGAGGAGGAGCTGGAGCGGCTGTGTCCCGAGTGCCGCAGCGGGGCGGGACAGGTGTGCTGTCCCGCCTGCGGACAGCCCTCCTCCCTGTGGGGAGAGGGAGAGGAGAACCCCGCCTTTGACAAAGAGCGGTTTGAACGGCTGAAGGAGGGACACGGATGACAGATCAGCTGGAACTTGCAATGGGGGAGGACGCAGGTATTCTGCTGGATGAGCTGAACCGGCTGGAAAGGGCAGGGGCATACCTGTCCGGCGGACAGCCCCGCCGAAGCGGAGAGGAGACGGCCCTGACGTACCCTTGGGGGGCGGGGATCGGCGTGCAGCAGGGCCTGCAGGGATATCTGCCCCGAATAGGTGCGGACGGGGAGGTTTTCCTGCCCGCACAGGCGGGGAGGGGTGCCTCTGCCCTGTATTTTGAGGAGCAGGGGGCGGCTGCTCCCTTCCGCACCGCGCCCTATGCAGGGAGCGAGACGGGTCGGGCGGAGGAGGAAGCCCGCGCGCTGGATCGGGCCTTGCGTCGGGACAGCCGCCGGTATGACAACGGATTTTTCCTCTATTGAGAGATGAACAGGAGGTTTTCTGATGACACTTTCGCCTATGCGATATAAAGATTACGTCTGGCCCCACAACCCCAGAGTGTACTCCATCGACTACCAGCGGAAGATGGCGGTGCATAAGACGCCCTTCGGGCTGTTCCACCTGCAGGATCTGGGCAGGACCAACCGGATCATGGAGGGCGAGGGGGAGTTCGTGGGGGAGGATGCCTATTCCCAGTTCGGACAGCTGGCCAATATGTTCTATCAGGGGGGCGCGGGGCTGTTGGTGCACCCCCTGTGGCAGACCGCCAACGCATACTTCGTCTCCCTGCGGCTGGAGCAGGAGCCGAGGCCCGACTATGTGCGCTACTCCTTCGCCTTCTGGGAGGATGACAGCTGGTATACCGGTCTGGCGGTTCGGGATACGGCGGTCGACTCCGGCGGAGCCGCCGTCACGGAGGGAGAGCAGGGAACGGCATCCTCTGCGGCATGGCATCGGGTGGTGAAGGGCGACACCCTGTGGGCCATCGCAAAAACCTGCGGCAGAACGCTGGAGGAGATCATTGCCCTCAATCCTCAGATCAAAAATCCCAACCTGATCCGGGTGGGGGAGGAGGTCAGAGTGAAGTGAGAGGCTATGTGACCTGTGGGGACGGCACGCAGTGGACGCTGCCCGTCCCCACCGCGTGGAAGCTGGAGTACACCTCCGGCACTCCCTGCGACAGCTTCTGGATGTGCTGTCCCTGGGATAGGGACAACACCGCCGACCCCGCCCGCTGGGTGCGCTTTACGGCGGAGCATGAGGGGGAACGGGTATTCACCGGTGTGGTGGACGAGTGTCAGGTGACGCAGGACATGAACGGCTGTGTGCTGGAGGTGTCCGGTCGTGGTATGGCCGCCCTGCTTCTGGACAATGAGGCGCCGGGGGAGGACTATGGCACCGCCACGCTGGAGGACATCCTGCGTGACCATGTGACCCCATACGGGATCGAAATGGCGGCGGGAGCCTCCCTGCCCCCTGCGGAGCAGTTTTCCGTGACGGTGGGCAGCAGTGAGTGGTCGGTGCTGTACGACTTTGCCTGCTGTCACGCAGGTGTGGATCCCCGTTTCGACCGATGGGGACGGCTGGTGCTCACCCCGTGGGCAAATGACAGAACGGTCATTGTGGACGATGCCTCCCGGGTGACGGCGCTGGTGTGTCGGGACAAGCGGTACGGCGTACTGTCACAGGTGCTGGTGCGGGACCGCTGGAGCGGCGAGGTGCAGGCGGTGGACAATGCTGACTTTGCCGCCGACGGCGGGCAGGCCCGCCGCGTGCTCACCATGCCCGGCCGCAGCAGCTACAAGGCCATGCGCTACACGGGGGAGTATCAGCTGGAGCGCTCTGCGGCGGAGCTGGAGCGGCTGGAGATCACGGTGGCGGAGGTTTTTCGGGTCTGGCCGGGGGATCTGGTGCAGGTGCAGCGCAGCGGTTGGCCGAGAAACGGCCTGTACCGCGCGGTTCAGGTGACCGTGGCCATGGATGAAAAGGGCTGTCGAAGCCGGCTGGAGCTGGCAAAGCCGGATGTGAGGTGCTGAGAATGAGAACATGGGAACAGGGGCGGCGTCTGCCCCTTGAGGAGGCGCATGCGGAGCTGGGACTGGTGACGCTGGGCGGCGACCCAGCCGGTGTGCTGGTGGGGGGCGAGCGGCGCTGGCTGCCCGTCTACGGGCCGGGGGGCTACTGCTGGCGCCCCGCCGCAGGGGATCGGGTGCTGGTGCTGAAGGCGGGCAGCGAGGGAGAAACTCCCTGCCTTCTGGGCACCGTCCAGACGGAAGAGGAGCTGAAGCCGGGGGAGGTGTGCCTCAGCGGAGGGGGCTGCCGCCTGAAGCTGGGGCAGGACGCTCTGGAGCTGCAGGGGAGCATCCTCCTCAACGGCGAGCGGCTGGAGGACTGCATCGCCAGAGTGGTCAGCGACCTTTTGAACAACGACAGCGGAGAAGGGGAATGAGATGGAACTGAAGCTGGTAAACGGAGACTATGTGCCCGACGGCAGGGGTGGTATGATCGCCCTGTCCGGCGCGGAAGAGGCGGCGGCGCGGGCGCTGTTCCGCCTGAGCGCCCGTCGGGGAAGTTTTCCCTTTCTGCCTGAGCTGGGCAGCCGTCTCCATAAGGTGATGGGGGAAAAGCCCTCTGCCCGACAGGCTCTGGCGGCCCAGTATGCGGCGGAGGCGCTGGAGGCGGAGCCTGACCTGAAGGTGACAGGGGTGGAGTGGTCGGAGCAGGACGGGACGGCACGGGTCACCGTCCGTCTGGACTGGCAGGGGGAGACCCTGTCGGTGACGGTGGAAGCATAGGAGGAAACATGATGAAAACCTTGGATGAGATCTATCAGGAGATGCTGGCCTGCTTCGGCACGCAGACCGGCATGGAACTGACCCGAAGCTGTGACCTGTCGGTGCGCCTGTATGCGCTGGCGGCGCAGGTGTATGCCCTGTTTACCCAGGCCGATTGGGTCAGACGGCAGGCCTTCCCTCAGACAGCACAGGGGGAGTATCTGGATTATCACGCCATGATGCGCGGTCTGGAGCGCAAGCAGGGGACAAAGGCGGCGGGCACCGTCCGCTTTTTTGCCGGCGAGACCGCCGGAGTGGACCGCACCGTTCCCAAGGGGACGGTATGTATGACGGCGGGCCTGATCCGCTTTGAAACGACTGCGCAGGCCGAACTGCCCGCGGGCAGTCTGTGGGCGGATGTGCCGGTGCAGGCGCTGGAGGCCGGCAGCGCAGGCAATGCGGCGGCGGGGAGCATCACCGTTATGGCGGTGGCCCCTGTGGGGATATCCTCCTGCACCAACCTTACACCCTGTTCGGGAGGCGCGGACGAGGAGGGGGACGAGCTTCTGCGGGAGCGCATCCTGAATGCCTACAGCCGTCTGCCCAACGGCTCCAATGCCGCCTTCTACCGACAGGAGGCCATGTCCTTCGATCAGGTGGCGGCCGCCGCGGTACAGCCCCGTCCCAGAGGTGTGGGTACGGTGGATGTGGTGGTGGCCTCTCAGGCCGGCGTGCCGGAGCAGGCTCTGCTGGATGAGCTGGCGGCATGGTTTCAGGAGCGCAGAGAGATCGCCGTGGACGTGCAGGTGCGCGCTCCCAGGACGGTGAAGGTGGACCTCTCGGTGCAGATCGCCCCCAAAGCCGGTGTGGAGTTTGGAAGTGCCGCCGCCGAAGTGGAGGAGGCTCTGCGTGCTCAGTTTACCGGAAAGCTGTTGGGTCAGGACATTCTGCGGGTGTGGCTGGGCAATCAGATCTATGGCTGTGAGAGCGTGGCCAACTATGTCCTCGCCGCCCCTGCGGCCGACCTTCTGGTAGATGAGGACGTACTGCCCGTGCTGGGCACTCTGACGGTGGAGGCGATGGCATGAACAGCGCCGGATATCTGAGAGAGCTGCTGCGTCCTCTGGGGGTCTATGATCTGGATGCCCCCTTTAACGGGGGAGAGCTGGACAGCGCGGGTGCGGCGCTGGACGGGGTGCTGGAGGAGCTGGAGGAGGTCGCCCGTGAGAGCTGTCTGACCACGGCGGAGAGCTGGGGTCTGGAGACGGTGGCCTCCCTCTTTGCCCACCGCCCCGTGGCAGAGGACGTGCCCTCCCTGCGGGCGGCGCTGGCGGCTTTGCTGCGCATCGGTGGGGACAGCTTTACGATCAGGGCCATCAACGACACCCTGACGGGCTGCGGTGTCCCCGCCCGCGCCAGAGAGACGGGCGCAGGCAGCGTGATCGTGTCCTTCCCCGGCATAGCCGGCATTCCTGCGGGGTTCGAGGACATGAAGCGGATCATCGAGGACATCCTGCCCGCCCATGTGGAGGTGTCCTATGCCTTTCTGTACGCAACATGGGCAGAGCTGGAGCGGCGCTTTGCCACCTGGAGCGCACTGGAGGCCGCAGGCGCCACGTGGACGGAACTGGAAAAAGGCGAATAA